AGAGAGCGATTCAAGAACTGGGGTATCGCTTGCTGGCGGTTCTCTGAGCCTGTCGATGGCCGGTTGCCTTGCCACGGCGCAGTTTATGTAGCGAGCCCTGGCGACGAGACCGGCACGGGGTTGGGGGCATACGGTCGGGTTGTTCGCAACGGGGACTTCATCGAGGTGAGGTTCGGCGGGCGTTTGACGTTGCGGCCCCAGCAGAACGCTCACCCGGTCTCGTGGTGGGCGGTCGAGCACTGGAAGCGGTGTACGCGGTGGCGAGAGCATCCCCAGGGCGAGTGGGAAGCGATCGGTGAGTTGACCAAAGAGGAGGGGCACCTGCATGGCCCATTGGAATGCCAAGCAAGAAACCCGCATCCCATCGAGCGATGCCGAGCTTGCGGAGTTGCATGGGGGGCTTCAGCCGGAAATCCTGCGCGTGAAGAAACAGCAGGAGGACGCGGCGAAGAAGGGAAACCTGGAGGTGGTGCAACAACTCCATCTGCGTCTGATGACGCTGCGGTATCTGCAATCGGGGAACGGGGCGCAGGAGATCCAGTTCATGAAGGAGATCCGGGCGCACAAGGGGACAGCCAGCCGTGATCGCAAGACAGCGGTTGAAGAACTCGCTGAACGGTTAGCGAGCGAGGAGAAGCCCGTTGGCTGATGTCACCTATACGTTCACGTCCGAGGCGACCCTCGGCGGTGAGAAGAAGACGATCGAGCACTCAGGGACCGTGTCAGGCGTCACCCAGGTCTACGACCAGATGATCCCCCTGACCACGACCACCACAACCATCTTGTCGCGGAGCACGACCAAGGCCGGTGCCACCCTCGCTGACTGGACGATGCTCGTTCTGGAAAACCTGTCGAGCACAGATGCAGAAATCATCAACGTCGCGTTTTCCTCGACCACTCACACAGAGAACTTCGTCGTCCAGATCCCGGCGGGCAGGTTCTTCATCATGTGGGATCGCTCCTTCGATGCGGACTCAACCGCCGCAGCAAGCGACATCGCCACCCCCGCCTCGTCCGTTGAAAAGGTCTTGGCCGAGGCCGCGTCCGGCACACCCAATCTCAGGGTCGTCGTCTACGACGACACCTAAAGGAGAGCATGTAGATGGCACAAATCGCTGACCTCACCGTGGGGCCTGATCCGGTCATTCATACCGACGAGTATACGTTGGGGAACGGCTCTTCCGTTGACTGCTACGCGGCAGACACCTATCTCGCAGGCACCGTGGTCATCTCGTTTAATGGCGACTCCGAATGCAAGGTAGCGGTCGGATTTGACGGCACCGCCCCAACCGCCCCCACCATCACCACCACCGCAGATGCAACGGGCATCTCTTTTGCCGCCATCGACGGCTCTACGATCATCCTGAGAGCCACTGGTCGCCAGAAGATCTCGCACATCAAGATCTTCAACGACAGCGGCACACCGGATACCAAGGTGACATACCTGCGGTGATCGCGCCTGTCCTCGATCTACGCCAGAGGGCCGAGGCCGACTTCTGGTTCTTCTGCAAGGAGATCATGGGGTTCAAGGACCTCTATGAACCCCTGCATAAGCCCGTCTGCCGCTTCCTCGAAAAGATCGAATACAAGCCGGAGAAGTACACCTGCCTCCTCATCCCGCGCGGACACTTCAAAACCTGCCTCGCCTCCGTCTCCTACTCCATCTGGAGACTCCTGCGCGATCCCGATATGTCGATCCTCATCGTCCACGGGAAACTCGACTCCTCCATCGCCATGCTCCGCGAGATCAAGATCGCGTTCACCCACAACGAAGTCATGCGCGAACTGTGGCCCGACATCATATGGGATAGCCCCAAAGCAGAAGCCGAGTTGTGGCACCAAGACCAGATCCAGGTCAAACGCGAACGCGCCGATAAGCAACCATCCGTCTTTGCCGCGTCCGTGGATGCCACCGTTGTCGGGAAGCACTTCGATCTCATCGTTCACGATGACATCGTCACCGACAAGACCGTCACCACCGAGATGCAGCGCGAGGTGACCAAGAGATATCGGCGTGAGTCTGAGGCGCTGCAACGCACAGATGACTGCAAAGTCATCAACATTGGAACACGCTGGCACGAGGATGACGCGCACGCTGAACTTCTCGATCCAACAGGACCGTATGCTCCCGTAAACGGCAAACCACAGGTCCGCTCTCTCGTTTTGTCCGCAATCGCGGATGAACCAATCGCTGAGTGGCTCGGGTGTGCGGAAGGCGACCCCATCTTCCCCACCCGGTACACCCACGATCGGTTAGAGCGCCTGCGGATGTCGATGACGGAGTATCCGTTCTCGTGCCAGTTTTTGAACAACCCCAGTCCTGACCTGTTCAGGGCGTTCACCAGAGATGATCTGCGCTGGTTCTCCCCACTGAAAGACGGCTCGCCACCCACAAAAGGACAGTACCGGGTGTTCTCCGCGATCGACCCGAACCGATCCGAGAAACAGAGCGCCGACTTCTGTGTGCTCATAACCGCCGCCGTCGATGAGGACGGACATATCTGGGTCGTGGACATGAGACGCGGACACCCAAGCGGACCACAGATCGTGGACTGGGTGCGCGAATGCGTCGAACGATGGGCACCGGAGTTCGTCTGCGTCGAGACCCAGAACTTCCAGCTTCAACTCTGCAAGTGGCTGCAAGAAGACCAACTCAAGAGCGGCGTCCACTACAAGATCTTGGAAGTCATCCGCTCACGGGCAAACAAGAAGTACGAGCGCATCATGGCGATGCAGCCGCTCGTCGCCGCTGGCGGACTCCACATCAAGAAGTGCGCCTGGGGTGACGACCTCGCCATCGAACTTGACCGCTACGGCCCCAGAGCCAAGCACGACGATATCCTCGACGCCCTCGCGGACATCTACGCGAAGGGTGTGAAGGCACGTCCCGAGAAAAGCGAGAAGAAGGTCGCGAAAGATCCCTTCGTCATGGAAGCGCTGCTCGAACAAGTCGGCGTTTTCAGCCGACCGCATGTCGTGACGAACGGACCAAGAAGGGTGCATTCCGTTGGCTGAAGCCATCAACAGCATTCCGCCGCTCATAGAGGCACTCCAGAAGAAACGCGGCAAACCTGCGCGATCCGGGTCGCTTGACTACACGAAGGGCACCCCACAGTGGTACGAGCGGCTTGTCCGGTACTACCTCGACCGCAGAGGCCGACACGATACGTTCTGGACACAGGTCGAGAAGAAGTACCGCAGCAAGCGATACGAGACGATGGCTAATGCCGATGTCCTCGACCGCATCGAGCCTGGTCGCGTCTACGGCACCGTCCACAAAACCGAATCCCTCGTCCTCAATCGACGCCCGAAGTTCCACCTCAAGGGCTTCACCGCGACCGTCTCCGAAACGCAGATCCCCGGACTGGAGCGCGGACTCAACAACGAGTGGAACGAGGACATGCGCCTGAATCGCGAGATGAAGTTGTGCGCTCGCGATTGCACGAAGTTCGGATGGGGTATCGCCCTCACAACCTACGAGGCCGACTTCGACTCCGAACAGCAACGCGCCGAGGCCGCAGAGCGTCGAGAGACGCAAGCCCAAGACCCCCTCTACGCCACCGTCATCGCAGAGGTCAACGCGGAAGTCGCGCGGTCTGCCGCCCAAGACTCACCCCCCGAAGATGTCGAGACGTTCGAGCAGGACAGCCGGGTGCTTCGCGAAAGCATCTCAACAAGGCGGGTATCACCCTGGCACTTCCTGATCGACCCCGATGCTACCTGCATCGAGGATGCGAAGTGGGTCGGTCGGATCATTATTGCCGACATCGACGCCGTGAAGGCCGACCCGCTGCTTTCAAACACCGAGAAGTTGATGCCAACCGACGTGCACTCTCTCGGTTTCATGATCGACGCGAATCAGCGATCGAAGTACGGCTCCCCCGGCGACAAGACTACGCCCTACGAACTTGTGACCCTGTACGAGATATTTGAGCGCATCCCGAGTGGTGGGTGGCGAATGGTCGTACTGGCGCGAGGGCATGACGACTTCCTGCGTATCGAAGAAGATATGTACTGGATCGGATGTCCCTATGCGCTGCTGCGCTGGAATGACGACGGCGAGGAGATCTTCGCGCAGTCTGACTTCCTCCCGATCTGGACCCAGATCGTCGCAGAGGAAAGCCTCATGACGAAGGCGTTCGACGGGTATGCCCGAGACGCCGAAGACAAGACGTTCGTAGACCGCGAAGCGCTCACAGAAGAGTCGCTCTGGGCGTCTGACCAACCAGATTCAGGTCTGAAGATCTTGGTAGAGGTTCCGCAAGGCAAGGGCCTTCGCGATGTGATCATGCCAGAGCAGACAAAGTCCAAATCATGGCCGGACTTTATGAACTTCATGGCGGTTATCCGCACTCAAATCGAACTCGGTTCCGGCCAAGGACCGAATCAGCAAGGTCAGGCGCTCAAGAGTGGCTCGTCTGCCAGCGAGGTCGTTGAAATCGCGAACAGCGCGAGAGCAGCGGTGTCCCACAAGCAGGCCGCGATGGAAGACTTCGTCGCGACCATCGCGCACATCCTTCTCC